GATGCTCTTACCTTGTCGGACAGCCTCGCGCGCGCAAGAATGTTCTTAACGAGATAGTTGTTGTATGTAATTGTCGGAAGTTTATCGAAGTAGTTCATTATAGATCCGATGCATCTCTTGTGTCGTCGTCTGCCTGTTGGTTGACCCCGTCAACTGAACCGCCAGCTCCAAGGAGCAAATCACCGGCAAGCGATGCTACATCGCCCAGCATTGCTAGAATGTCCAGATCACGTGCGTCCCCACCATAATCGTGATTGAGAAAATATTCAGTTTCCTTCAGCGTCATCGTGATCGTTACAATCACCGGCTCATTGTTACCATCATGAAAGAACGCAGGAGCTACCCCGCTTGTGTATTCAACATTCAACGACCCAATAAAACAGCGCTTTGTTTTAATAATTGAATTAGGACCCCAGCCCCATTTACCGCTTCCCCCATTATCCCACGGATAGAAATTCATCTGAACCATGTGAGGGTATGACAGAATCGACGCCGACCCCGACCCTGATCGAGGAGCGTGTGCTCTTTTCAAGTACTTAATTAGTGCACGAATATTAGCAGCTTCTTCTCTATTTGAAGCCATTAATATCCACGAGAACGGTAGTTCTCTAAGAACAGGGCCCTTGAATGCAATAGACGGGTTGGGATTCGGTGCAACACCAAATTTTTGTTGAAGAGCAGAACCAACAAGTTCTGGAGGTAGTGATGATTGTACACTTTGCTCTATGGTCGCAGCCGTTTCTCCACTAGCTCCTAGCGCGCTAACAACCCGGCCACCCAAAGTACCCGCCCCTTCACTGAGTAACGCTCCCGATTGTCTAAGTCCCTCAGCGCCAACTGTGCTGGCAATACCAGCAACGCCATTGTTTAATATATCACCAACAAGCTGCAACTGATCTTCACTGTATTGAACAGAGGTGTTGTCGTTTAGTTCTCTGGGAAGCGGTAGCCTAAATGTACGTAGAGGTTCTTCGGAAGGCGCGGCCATAGGGGCTGGTCGCTTATACTCATACGTGCTCAAAGTACAATAGTACTTTGCAGAGTCGAGAGCTGTTAATGTTGATTTATGGCTAGGCATTATCGGTCCTAATTATGGAAGAGGTACTCTTTCTTTTGGAATTGGTGAGCTGCCTGGAAGATCAACCTTCTTGCTGAAGTCATCACGACCACCTGATATCTCAATGAACGAGTCAGTCATTTCCTTCTTCTTCATTTTAATCTTCGTTGATGGGTTAACTTCATTCAAGAAGTAGTTCGTATCTTTGTTGAGCCCACCACGTCTTAGTTCTTCGATGTCCGCTGAAGATGCACGAGCGGGATCCTTACCTGCAAGGGCAAAATAAGTTTCTGCTCCATCTCTAATCAATGCATCAGTTTTTTGTGTTGAGAATGCAGAAATAGATTCGTATGACGCCCCAACGTTGAATAAACTTGTTGCTGTTGATCTTGCAGCGAGTACAGTGTTAAGAGGCAGCTTTGAGCTAGCAGCTGTAATTACGTCCTCGAGCATTCTACTGCCAACAGACTTCGCAGCTGACTTAACAAACTTACCTACATTAAAAGCCATCTACCGTATCCTTATTTTTAGTATAAATATATTTATGGCGTATCAAGGTATGTTCAGGGCTCGTAACCCTAAAAAGTACAAAGGTGACCCGACAAATATTATTTATAGGTCGAGATGGGAGCTGAAATTAATGATGCACTTGGATGAGCACCCTGATGTATTGGAGTGGTCTTCTGAGGAAATCATTATACCTTATAGAAGTCCAATTGACAGGAAACTACATAGATACTTTCCTGACTTCTTTGTTAAGAAAAGAGATAAGAATGGTGTAGTTGAATCGTTGCTGATAGAAGTAAAGCCTTATGCACAGACGCGTCAACCAACACTAATGGAAACAAGAAATCAAAAGCCAACAAGGCGATATGTCAAAGAAGTGATGACGTGGGGAATAAATTCAGCAAAGTGGAAAGCTGCTGAAGAATATTGCAAAGATAGAAAATGGAAATTCGTAATTATGACAGAGAAGGAATTAGGAATTAATGCCAACGGTTTTTGACGATATCATCACTCAGGGTGTTCGATCGGGGCAGATTCCAGCTCGTACCGATGCTGCGCGCTCGTGGTATAGAGACATCGCAAAGGGATACAACCGTGTAAACGAGAACAAGCTGCTTTCTGGTGATAGGACTAGAATGCAGACAAAGATCGGCCCCGGTGGTATGTACATGTTTCAGTACAAACCAAAGTACGCAGACACGCTCCCGTATTACGATAGGTTTCCGTTGATCTTTCCATTCCGCGTTGAGGGCGACAGATTCTGGGGAATTAACCTCCACTACCTCCCTCACCCAATGAGAGCTAAGTTAATGGACAGCTTGTATGATCTTGTGAACAACCAACGTTATGATGAATCGACAAGAATACAGGGTTCTTATTCTGTTCTAAATAGAGCTGCAAGAATTCCTTTGATTAAACCATGTGTTAAGCAGTATTTGTTTTCTCATATTAATTCAAGGTTTATGTACGTATATCCATCTGAATGGGACATTGCTTTGTTTCTTCCGCTCGAGAGGTTCTCTAAGGCGTCTAAGACACAAGTGTGGGCACAATCGAAGAAGATGGTAAGGGCCTAGTAGATGAATATTAGTAGATTTCAAGGATCAATACGCCAGAAGGGTGTTCTTCAGAACAATCGGTTTCGCATACAGTTTTCTCTCCCAGCATATTTGCGTCAGGTAGGAAACGGTGGCCAATTTGTTGAAGAACAGGCAACGGAGCTCGTCTCGCTTCGATGTGAGGCTGCAAGTCTTCCTGGCATGAATATGACGTTGATGGAGCAGCCAAGACTCGGTGTTGGTCCGCTAGAGTTTATGCCTCACAACGCAGTGCTTAGTGAAGTTCAGCTGACGTTCCTTGTTGATGCGTTCGGTGACATCCATAGGCTGTTCTATGAGTGGCACAACAGGCTTGTCAACGTTGCAGGGTCGAAGGGTCAGAGCAGACTTCAAGGAGCAGAAGGTAGCGCGTACGCACCATTTGAGGTTGGTTTCAAGAGCGACTACCGTACAGATATTGAAATATTTGTTTATGACAAAGACAACGACACGAGTCCAATTATCAACGCTAAAATATACAATGCATTTCCTGCAGATCTTCCGGCCGTTCCCCTATCGTGGAATTCAACCGATGAGTTGATCAGGTTGACAATACCGTTCCGCTACACAGACTTCGATATTCAATACAACAAAGCAGGGACATCGTGGAGGGCTGCTGATGCTGTAGGTTTGAAAGCAGCTGCCCCCGCGCTAACACCCAGTGTAGCAGCTAGAGGATTCGTTACAAGCGTAACTGCTGTCACAGCGCCAATTGCAGCAGGAGTAGCATTGGGAGCAACTGTGGTTGGCCCTAGAGTAACACAGCTTGCACGTAACGGTATTAATGCTGTTCGAGATGCATTTTCAACACGTTAACATACAATGGAGTAAATAATGCCACTACCTAAAATTGAAAAGCCACTTTTTGAATTGAGAGTTCCGTCTATGGGCCGCAATGTAATGTGCCGTCCGTTTCTCGTTAGAGAGGAAAAGGTTCTTCTCACAGCTCAGCAGTCGGGCGCTGAAAAGGATATTGTTCTTGCAATTAAGCAGGTTCTAGATAATTGTGTTCAAGATCCATCATTCAATTCAGATAAGATGACAACATACGATCTTGAGTACATGTTCCTCAAGCTCCGAGCACGTTCTGTCAGCAACGTGATTGAAGTCTCATATAGAGATAATGAGGACGAGAAGGTGTATGATTTCGAAATTGATCTCGATGAAGTCGACATCCTTCAAGAGAAAGAGATTAACTCTAAGATCATGATCACCGAAGATATCGGAATGGTTCTTCGCTTTCCTTCAGTATCTCAACTTTCAGCTCTGCCAGATGGACTGAGCTCTAGTGAAGTTGTTGAGCACCTCGTCCTCGCATGCATCGAAGAAATCTTCGATGATAATGACGTCTATCCGGCAGATGAACAATCGCAGGAAGACTTGAAAGAGTTTGTTGACAACCTTGATGTCAACACATTCGAAAATATTCGTAAGTTCTTTGATGCAATTCCAAGCCTATACTATAAGTTAGAATATAAAAACTCTCTTGGTAATGATAGAGTGATTGAATTGAAATCGTTAAGCGATTTTTTTACCTGGGGCTGAGCCATAACACATTGGCGAATTACTATAGTACGTTGTTCGCCATGGCTCAGCATCACAAGTATTCAATCGCAGAGATAGAAGACATGATGCCTTACGAGCGCGACATTTATATTGATATGCTATTAGCATTCCTTGAAAAGCAGAAACAAGAAATGGAAAAGAGAAGATAGCAGAATGGTAGCCCCATTAGTTGCATTTGCGGCACTGGTCGGTCGAATGGCTGCTAGCACGGCTGTCCGGACAGCCGCGGCTGGCGCTGGTCGAGCTGCTGCCCGTAGGGTGGCTCGCGGTGGTGTTCGCCCAGGAGCAGTTGGCCGCCTCGCAAGAATCAAAGGTAAGCAGTTTCTAAGAGATCCTAGAAATCTAGGGCTAGCTTATTCTATGCTATCGGGATCGGATGAAGAGCAACAAACAAGCTCGGATGAAGAGCAGCAAACAAGCCCCGAAGTTGTAGGATCATCACTCTCTCAACGTTCCGGTGGCGGTGCGGGAATGGGAACAGGTGCAGTTGGAGGTGGGGGATCACTAAGTGCGTTCGATGTAGTAATGCCTCAAAAGTCAAGCGATCCGAAATATAGGTACAAAACA